ATATGACGAAAACATCAGAAATGTTAAAAGTTTGGATATTTCAGAAGTGAAAGGCGCTAAAAAGAATATATCTGACTTACCGGATATAATATGAGTCCGAAGAAGAGAGGGATTGTTATTTAATTATAGCAGTTCCTCTTTTTTATTGCAAAGAAGTTTTAAGCACAGTCTCAATATAATTAGTAACACTTCTATAATTATAAATAATTTATCTGTTAATTTTGTTAAGTGATCATATAATTTTTTTCTTTTGGTTTGCATAACATGCTCCTTTATTTCATTCTATGATTTTGTAATACTATTATACAAGCTAATTCAAGGTTTTTGTAATATCCCATTATTACAAGATCCTTTGCCCTGGATATAAGTTTTATCTGTAAGTCTACACTTTTTATTGATCGCCTTATTCTTTCCATTTGGTAGCTCCGGTTTCTTTTATTTTGTAACTCATAATAATAGTATACTTTAATTAAACTGCATCGGCAAGTCTTTTATGAAAAAAAGTGCAGTTTTTGTAAAAAAAGTTCAAAAAAACGCAAATAGTTTGTAAAATATGGGGTTGAGAACTGTTTACTACTTATGGAGACAAAATTAACTGCTAAACAGGAATTATTTGTTAAAGAGTATTTAATTGATTCTAACGCTACACAGGCCGCAATTCGAGCAGGATATTCAGAAGATACTGCTGGAGTAATTGGATATGAAAACCTTAAAAAACCTTATTTGGCGGAACTTATAGAAAAGGATAAAACAAAGGTATTTGATAAAGCAGAGATAACAGCAGAGTACATTCTCAAAGGGATTAAAGGAATAGCAGAAGAGATTGAAGCAAAGAATAGTGATAAACTTAAAGCATTAGAATTACTTGGTAGATATAAGACATTATTTAGTGATAAGAAAATATTAGAAATAACAGATAAAGCAAAAACAATGAACGAGTTAGCTGAAAAGTATGGCTCAGAATAAAGACAAAAAGCTCTTTGAAAAATTCAAGACAGACCCTGTATTTTATGTAGATAAAGCATTAGGACACAGGACATGGAGTAAGCAGATAGAGTTTTTAGAATCCGTAAGGGATAATCAGAGAACTGCTGTAATGGCTTGTCACGGTAGTAGTAAAACATTTACTGCTGCGGAACTTGCTATATGGTGGTTTAAGACACATTATCCTGCTGTAGTAGTTATAACAGCACCTAAAGAAGCTCAGATAAGAGATTATATGTTTAAGGAAATGAAGAGCTTTTACAGTAAGGCCAAAGTTGATATGGGTAATGACGAACTTGATACCCTTAGAATAAAGTGGATAAAGTCAGACGGTAAAGAAAATTCAGACGCTTTTATAGTTGGTACTACAAGTTCTGAACCGAGTCATTTTGAAGGATTTCACTCAACAAAAATTCTACTTATTATAGACGAAGCGAAAGGTGTTGCTAATAATATGTACGCATCTTTTGAAGGTTTACTAACGAGTAAGAACAGTAAAATGATACTTATTTCTACTGGCGGTTCTGATAGCACAATGTATTCAAAATGCTTTACGACTAATAGGTCATTTTATAACTGTATAACGATTAACGCATTTTCAACTCCATTCTTTCCAAAAAACATAAAGCGAAAGAATTACAAGACACACGACCAATATGCTATAGCGGTTTATAATCAATGGGAAGCAGATTGTAATAATCCTGATTATGATAGAAAAAATTATGAATGGGAACTTAAATATATGGATAAGACAGGAATGGTTACACCTGCTTATGAAAAGTCTCTTAGGGAAATGTGGGGAAGTGAATCGGTAGAATACAGACAAAAGGTATTTGCCGAGAATTGTGCTATAAGTGAACAGCAGTTATTATCTACCAGGGAACTTGAAGCAGTATGGGCGAAGAATCCTGATAATTTACCGGATAAAGAAAGTATAGATTATCCTAACCCAAAGGCAGGTAATGATAACATTGGCTCTGATGTTGGCTTTGAGAATGATAGAAGCTGTGTTGTAAGGAAACAGGGAAACACATTCACGGACATAGACATAATTGAGGGTTCAGACAGCGTAAAACTTTCGTTCTTTATTACAGAGAAGTATCAAGGCCGTAAAATTAAACCTCAAATAGATAGTAACGGAATAGGTCGCGGAACATATGATGTACTTAAAAATATGGGACACCAACCAGTCGGAATACTTTATCAGGAAAAACCTACAAATAATGCTAAGTTTGTCAATCTCCGGGCAGAATTATTCTGGGAGTTTCGAGAAGCAATAAGAAACAAAGAACTTTGGTTTTTAGTAGATAAATCTAAAATGGACCTTGTTATAGAGGAATTTACAAGTATTAGGTTCTTTACAAATTTAAAAGGACAAATACAGATAGCAAGCAAGAAGGACATTAAAAAGATATTAGGTAGAAGTCCTGATATAGCAGACGCAATAATACTTAGTACAGCAAAACAGACAGTAGATTATGAAGCATTAAAGAAGCGTAAAAAAGAATTAGAAGCAAATATGAAATTTGGCGATTTAGGAAGAAATTAAAGAAGAACATTATGCAACCACAGGTACCGAGTAAAAATAGAAAGTATGTAGATATGGAAACAGTCAATCCTATTTCAGAGGCAGGATATAGACAGGAAGAGGCAACAATAGACCTTGGAACAGAAACGAATAAGGAAAGAATTTCTATTATGAAAATAGCAGGTGTTGGAAATGTAAGAGTACTTAAGGAAAACAACGAGTAACAAGGACAATATATGCCCGAAACAGATAACAATAGTTATAAGAACGATTTTGAGATAAAAGATAGCATGAACAAGGCTCTTGCCGTAAGAAAGTTTAACAAATTACTTCCTGAAGCTGAAAAGAACAGGTGTACTAAGTATAAATTATGGCAAGAGAACGAGAAACTTTATCATAACATAACACTTGATAAGGACAAAAGAAGTAAGCGGTCTAATCTATTTGTACCTCATTTAAAGACAGCGATTCAGTCTATATTACCAAGAGTATTAGAAGTAATATTTGCTGGTGGTAAAGTATTAGATGTAGAGTCAAGATTCCCGCAGACACGGAAACAGGCCGAGATAGTATCAGATCTTATTCAGTACAATCTTGATACATTTGCAGACGGATATATAGAGTTTCATAATCTTGTTTTACAAATACTTAAACAGGGTACAGGTTTTTTAAAGGTATTATGGAATCCCGAAGATCAAACTGTTTATTTCCGACAGATAGATATATCGGATGTATGGATTGATCCAATGGCAACCAACATTGATAATGCCAGATATGTAATACACAGAATAGAGACTACGTGGCAACATCTTATAGCACAGGAAAAACGTGGAGTCTATAAGGGTGTAACGGAACTTAGAAGTAGGTCGCATGATCCACTTGATACGGATTCTTTACGATATGAACGGTTAGAAGATAGGGCAATAAAGGGAGATGAGGATAATGGAGACAGTAAGGTTGTATTATGGGAGTTATGGACACCACAGGGCATAGCATCAATAATATCTAAAAAACATTGTATAAGACTTTCTAATAATTCATATGGATATATACCTTTTCTTCGTGGTCTTGATTATCCTGACGAGAATAATTTTTATGGAGCAGGAGAAATTGAACTTGGAAAAGACCTTGCCCGCGAGATAAACAAGAAACGTAATCAGAGAATGGATAATGTTGATCTAATACTTTCGCCGCTTATTATGCATGACAGTACAAAGGTAGACGTTGGCGAACTTTATGAAGTATATCCTGGAAAGATAATAAGTTCTAAAGAAGCCTTACAGGGTTCAATGAGAGATGCTATAACAACCTATGCACCACCCGATACAACGGGTTCAAGTGTAAGAGAAGAAGAAATGTTAAAGGTAGAGTTTCAGAACTCTCTATCTGTAAATGATTTTATGCAGGGACAGAGTGGGCCGTCTCTTAATGATACAGCAACAGGACTTCAAATAGTAGCAGATCAAATGACCAAACGGTTTAGAATGAAAGCAGACATACTTCTTCATACAGTTATTGTACCTCTTGGTAGAATGATAATGATATGCTATAGTAAATTTATGACAGACGAGAAGGTTATACGAATAGCAAGTAAGAGTGGTGATCCTGAATTTGCGACTATAATACCAGGATTGCTTGATGGTATAGAAGATATGGTGGATCTTAAACCTGTTGGATATAATGCTTTTGTTAATAAGATAGCAGAACAACAGCAAATGGGTGCTATGTTTGATAAACTTACTAATCCGGTATTACTAAATCTTTTGGTAAGTAAGGGTTATACAATAGACGTTCCTGAACTTACGAGAGATTATCTTACGGTATATGATAAGAAAATAAGTATATTGAAAAAAATAGAGCAACCTCTTTCATCCTCAGATCCGAACTCACAAGTAAATGGGCAAGGAACGGGACAAGCTGGCGGACAAGCAGTAATGCCCCAACAGCAACTCCCGGCAGGAGGAATGAATGTATAATATATTTAGGAGAGAACCAAAAAAAGAAGTAAGGCTGAAAGTAAATTTTAGTCGTGATCTATCCCTCGAATCAAAAATAGAGCTGGCGCGAGACAAGGTAGAATTGGACAATGTACTTCAGTCAAGAGTATTCCAGTATATACAAGACTGGATAAAAGACGAACAGGAAGTAGCCAAGAATAAAATGGCGAATACATTTGATAACGAAGAGACTAATCAATATCGAATAATGTATAGAATGTTCAAGAAGTTTGAACTACAAATTTGTGCATTTTATAATGCCTGTAGTTTAGCAGAAGAAGCCGGCTCTAAGGAGATACAGGATGAGTAGAGCAGGTGATAACGGAGAATTTTTTGACAGCGAAGTGACAGGGGCAATGATTGACGATAAGACACCATACGTAAAACCGAAAGAAGGTTATTTTAATGAAACTATTAAGTCAGAGAAAACAGTTTTAGATAATGCTTTTGATGAACCTAGTGTATTAGAACAATCACAGGGAGAATTGGAAGTAGTAGAGGCAGAGAAAGCAACACAGGTTGAAGCTAATCTTGAAGAAGATACTGAACAGGAAGAGGTTGAACAGGAAGAGGTTGAACCGGAAACAGAACCAGAAACACAGGAAGAGATTGATTATCAAGCTGAGTTAGTGAAAGAACAGCAAAATTATGCTAACCTTAGAAAACTACAGGATAGACAGGGAACTGAGCTTGGTAATATGAGAGCAGATCAGGCAGAGAAAGATAAAAAGTATAATGAAGCAATGGAATTGCTTGAAGATAAATTTGATATTGTAGACGGCAAGGCAGTATTAAAGAAAGAGGTTTTAGAAAAAGCTACTGAGCCTACTACTGATGACGAGTTTAATAAACTTATTGAAGCAGATAATTTTGAGGGAGCAGTAACGTATAAAGCACAGAAAATTGCCGAAAAAATTGCAGAACAAAAAGTTAATGATAGGATGAAAGAAGTTGACGATTTAATGGAGTGGAAAGCGAAACAGGAAGATGACATAAAATGGCAGAAAGTTTCCAACACTTTAGAAAAGCAGGTAATAGAGCTTGAACAAGACCCATATTTCGTAAAGAATAAGACTGGAATTTTAGAGGTGTTACAGTCTAATCCTACTATGTACGAAACCGTGGATAATCCGGTATCAATGGCCTATGACGTTTTTC